GCGCTCAACCCTCACCAAAACGTGAGGCATTTCTGGATGGTAAGCAAAGAAGTCCCACCACCCCCTTCTGGTTATCCACATACAACCTTGGATTTGTTGCCAGTATTTCTTAACGCCTACCTGTGGATCACGTAGGTAGCTGACCATCGTTCTAGGCGCAGGGCATTTAATCTCCAGCCCTCCCTGATCCAGTATCAAACCATCAGGCGAACAGCCAAACTCCCAATCGGTATCTAAAATAAACCCAGTTTCGATAACCTCATTGCCAGAGATAAACTCGTAAGCCTCCCTAGCTTCTGGCTCTAATGCTGTGCCGCGCTCCATCCATTCGGTAACATGGAACGGCTCAGATTTACCCGTAAGGCGTTCTGCGATCAACTCATTAATATATCCATCAGCAGAGGTAGATGGCTTACCAGTTTGCGTGATTAGCTTGTTAAACATACTGGCAGAGGGCTTACCCAATCGTGCGGCAAGCCACTCTGGTGACCCCTGCTCATGGTCTAAGATAATCACTTCTTAGCCTCTAAAGCGGCAACAGCGCGATCATAGTGAATATCTAAAATCTGATCTACTGACCGAACCTTGAGCCACTTGCAGAATTTCTCACTATCAGCACCAGTCTCATCAAGTAATTTCTTGATAGATATGATCTGGTCATCAGAGATAATCTTCTTATCATCACCCCGTAGCATTGCAGATTCAGCGTCATCATCTGCCGTAGGTATTCCCGCGATAGAAGATAAAGATACACGACGCGCATACGTCAGGGAGCTTGAAGCCGCCTGTGGGTCACGCTTAACCACTGGCAAAGTAAATTGACCTTCTAGCCATTGCCCAGAAACGTGCATTAGCCTTGTGCAAACTCCCATTCCATTTTCATCGGTGACTGGAAACTGTGTATAACTAAGTCCGTTATCAGCAAAGGGTTGCTTGATGGCCTTAATAACTGACGTTAGATCAGCGTAGCTAGATTTAAAGAAAGGGTTGGCACTGTCTTTAACAGCACCCCCCATTTGCGACTGAGCATTGCAGAGTGCATTTGCCAGTTCATTGATTGCATCACTTGATTTCATTGCGACCTCCTACAGTCTGTTCTTTTGCGTACTGCTCACCATACCCAACATAGTAAGCGTCTGATTGCCCCTCTAGGGCTTGATAACCTAAAACGCAGTCATACTCACCGCGCTCCAGATCGTTTAGATCGTTGATTCCCATATTGCCTCCTACAGCAAATGCCCCCGAAGGGGCGGTCAGATTATTTAAAAGGGTGAGCGTTTATTGCCTTTATCATTGCGTCACTTCCAAACTTGTCGCAGATAGCCTTATGGAAAACAGGAATAGTTCTTGCACCATCGGCAAAGCTAATTCGCGCCTGAGTCCAACCTCTTCCCATAAAGCTGTTTTGCTTTTTAATCTGATCTTCTAAATTGTTCATGTACCTAACAAAACTTCCGTAGCTTTCAACTGCCTTATCAGCAGTATCATCTATCTCAAGAATTTTCTTTAACTGAGTAAAATTAGCCATGTCTTTATTACCTTTTTTGATTGATTGAAGTTAGATACTAGGCGATCTCAACCCTATTGTCAACACTTTTGTTAATTAATAGGCAAAAAAAAGCCCCGCGCTTGGCAGGGCTGGTGTTCTATGTGGAACCTAGTAAGACCAGATAGCAGGGCAGGGGAAGCCGTCATCTTCTGTACAGCCATCTAGGTGAATAAATCTGCCGCCACCTTTCTGCTGTATGCCTATTCGCTGTATACCATGCTTCTGAGCCACTCTAATGATCTCTAACGCCTTTTCTCCGCTGGCTAGTATATCGACCGCCTTACCAGTGGTATGCGCTCCTAGCACCTCTTTACGCGCTTCTATGGGGTGCTGTGGGCTTCTGTAGGCACTGGATAGGGCAAAGCTAAAACCGCACTCATGGCGAATAGCGTTTAGCGTTTCAAGAAAGTCCTTGTCGAATCCTTCCTCTCCAGTGGCCTTGCACTTTAACTCTTTGGGCTTGAAATAATTTAGCTTCTCTTTTTTAGGTGATTTAGCCATTTTACTTCCTCATGTTCATCAATTTGCTTGCGCCTTTGATCCCAAAACTAGCAGATATAGCTACAAACAATAAATACTGATACCACTCTGGCAGATCATTTAATGCGGCAAATGCTTGCTCAACTCTATGTATTACCGTCATATCATCTACCACTATTGCATAACCTACCATAAAGATAGGCACTGCTAACACGATAGTCCAGAATTCATCTTTCCAGCTATTACCAGAGGCATCAGCCATCTTTGCTTCCCAATCAGCATCGTTCTGGATGACGTTCATTTTTGCTTCGTGCTTGGCCTTTGCTTGCTCTGCTTTATTCTTCAGGAAACCACCAGCAAGATCAGCAATCGGGCCAATCAACAATTTAAGCATTAGATAAAGCCTTTCTCGATTAGAAATAAACCGATAATCAGGGGATACATACCCCACAGCATGAGTTCGCTTTTCCTGAATCTCTCAGAGCCATCATCAAGACGTTTCTCGATGTTCTGGTATCTGATAGCGCATTCCTTCTCGTGTCCTTCTAAGCGGATCAATGCTTCTTTAACGGTTGCCATTTATGAATCCTTTACTAATATTGCTTCAACAAAGATTGAGACTTCGTTTTCTGAGGAACTGCTTTTCGCCTCGAAATGAAAATCTGATTTCTCTGCAATCTTAAACGGGAGTTGGCGATCAAAGCTGACCTGCGATGTGGCGAATGTCGCTTCTGCAACTCTTAATGTTCTCCCAGTGTTTGTTTTAACCACATTCCTAAACGTAAGATATTTCTGGCCGTTATTAGTGCCAGATGTAACATCTATTCGGAATAGGTAAATTGAGTGCCCTGCGGGGACAGTGTAAACGCTAGATTGAGTAGTGCCAATCGTTGCACCTATAAAGGCGTATTTAGTCCCGCCATTTGTAATGTTTATATCGCCAACATTAGAGCCAGCTAGGATGATCGCAGAGTTGATTCTGAGAAATGACGCAGTAGTAGTTACAGCAGAAGTACCTGTCAGGGTGACAGTCTCACTGATCTCGACATAGTTAGCATCTAGGCCGTTAATTTTGACATCCATCGTATCGGATGAAGAAGTAGAGACGACATCCATCGCAACAGCAGAACTAGGGTAAGCATAATTACCGCCATCATCCCATAGCGTCTCGAATGATGTTCCTACAGTGCGGTTAAATCCGAATATATTTAATGCCCTAGAATCCCAAATATTTCCTTTTGCAACATCATGCAAAAAGTTAGGGGTTGGCATATCTTCATCAAATTGATACATCTTACTGCCTCACTAAGAAATCAATAATCAGATATATTGCATATCCTAAAACTGCGATGCCTGATATTTGAATGCTATTCCAGAAAAACGCTTTGCGCTTTCTCTCTTGTAGATAAATTGTCTTTTCTCTTTTGGCCGCGATAGAACGCCTGAGATCAACGAGTTCTTGGTAGCCACGCTCTCCAAACTGGAACATAAGCAACTCCCTCAACTCACGCTCCATCTGCTGAGTTTTCTTCTGGCGGGCGTATATCTCCATCGCCTCTTCATTGACTGACTTGCTGGCAATGATCTTTTTAAATAGCGGGGGATTTTCTGCCTGGCGTTTATGTTCTGCCAAATCACTCACAGCACCGTAGAATCGCCCTATCTGACTTAGGGTATCTTCTACCTCACGCCCAGCCGCAACCATCCTTTTGACTGTACCAAAGGCGTTAGTGGCTATGCTGATGGCCGTGACGGGATCAATCATTACCAAGGCACTCCAGTGCTAATCGCGGGAGCTTTGCTGTCTGCAATCTGTGAAGCAATGCTTGCCTCAATAGCGTCAGCGTCTACGTCAGCCTTTACCCACTCAATGACCTGAGCCTCTGTGATGTCTGCGTAGGCTGTGTAGCCGTCAGCATCTGCGTCAGGGGTAAAGCCGCAAGTGCCGTATGAGCTACCTACGTGTTCTACTTCGCCTACTGTTTCGCTATCGCTAGCTTGCCAGTGTGCCACAACAACACCGTCATCAGTGTTGCGTTCTAAGGTTGAGATTGTCCAAGTTACTGCCATTAGTTATTCTCCAGTTGAGTTATTCTTGCTTCAAGTTCTTGTATAGTTGCTACTAGCAAAGGCACTAGCTTGCTTTGGTCAATGCCTTGATACTCTGGATTGCCATCTGCATCTACTGCGTCTTTCTCACCTGAGATTGCTTCAGGTACAACGTCTGCAACCTCGTGTGCTAGGAAGCCATCAACAGTTGTGTCAGCGTCTGTAATGAAGTTAAAGCGCGAGGGATTGAGTTGCTTGAGGCGTTCTGTAGCACCCGTCAGTTCTACTACGTTTTCCTTGAGGCGGTAGTCTGATGAGGTGTTGTAGGATGTCGATGAGCCGCTTGTCTGTATTTGACCTACTGCTCCATTGGAGTTTAAAAACCGAATGTGTCCTATAGTGCCAGAACCATAAGCACTTTGGTCACTAACAATAGTATATATAGAGCCATTAGCTAGACCTTTTGCGGTGATACGCCCAGTACCACTAGAAGAACTAGCAGTAGTACCCACCAACAGGTAGCCAGAGGAGTCGATACGCATGCGTTCTGTAGTGTCATGCTTAAACAGAGTGCTTGTACCGTCGTGCTGAAGAATAAAAGATGTGCCACCGCCAGAAATATCGTCTAGTTCTAATGTCGGTAAGTAAGAGTGAATTACTGCTCCACCAGAGCCGTCTGAAGTAGTATCTGTAATGTCTAACGGTCTGTCAGGCGAACTAGTCCCTATGCCCACGTTTCCAGAGGCATCAAAAGTCATTCTTTCTGCGTTATCAGTAAATATACCCAACGTGTTTGGAAGGGAAGAATGAGCATTATCTCGACCAATAATCTTTGTTTTATCTGAGGCATTACCAAAATGTAAAACACCAGAGCCACCACTTTGACCAATTTTAACATCACCAAATATTTCAAGTTTTTCATCTGGGTCTGTTAAACCCACGCCCACATTGCCAGAGGAGTCGATACGCATGCGTTCTGAGGTAGTGCTAAAAACAAGATTAGCGGAAGTTGAACCAGTAGCATTAATAACACAGTCTGTTGTGCTTTCATTAGTAGAAAAGAATAAGCCAGGATTATTTGTTCCGCCTATATACCTAAAAACTGCTCCTGTAGAGCCATCAGAAGGCATTTGCACATGAAAAGGGTAGAGAGGGCTAGTCCCTATGCC